GATGGAATTGAATAATTAGGATGATTACCGGAACCATCCAGGCAAAAGTGGCAGGGGGATAAGATGGTAGAAAATGCAGTATTGACAGCGTATAGAAATAAAACTCGTGATAGCAAGATCAAATATTATGATGGGAAATATTGGTATGGTTATTTATCTGCAGAGACTATAGAACTCTTGAAAGAAAAAATAGAACTTTGTAACAGAAATATAAGTAAGCGGGGGATATGATGTCAACAACCAAGATAGTTACCCCAGGATTTATTGATGTTTACGGGTATGAGTGGGACAAGCTACAATGCAATTTGTATAATAAGATTTCTGCTGAGATTGAACAAAAAGAAATCGCAGGGTCTTGGGATGTTGAGGCATTAAAAGATAATAGGCATAGAATCTATCATCTGCCTTTATATAGCGCAACTGCCCGGGCATCGGGGAACTAATGAAAGACCCATGCAAGAACTGTATTTTCCTACCATTTGACATTGATTCTGTTATTTGTGGGTACTGCTCCGAAATAGTGGACAAAATGTATTTTGAAAAGATTATTCCAGGAGGCCATGTACATAAAGATTGGAGATTAGATGAAATTGTTTTGGAGGTAAGACATGGAAGATGGCGAAATCATAGAAACATACCTAATACAAATGCAAGTGGAAGAATCCGCTAAAAAGATTTAACTGGAGAGATAATGGCAAACAACTTTATAGTAGGTAAGACTTACACTACCCGTTCTATATGTGCCCACAACTGTATATACAAGGCTGTAGTCCTGAAGAAAACCGAAAAAACGGTTACTATTGAAACCCGCATGGAAGGGCCAAAGACAAAAAAGGTTATGACTGACAACGAGGGGAAGCAGTACTTTTACCCGTTTGGTAGATATTCGATGGCTCCAATTATGCTGGTGTAGAGGTAAACATGTCAAGAATTAATATTACCCTCGCTGATTACTATAAATCTGATTTATATCTACAGCGCAAGAAGCGGTATTTGCTGTCTATTTTAAGAGGGGATAGATGCACAACATGTGTATAAACGTAGTTAGGCGCAAGATTACAGGAGGGCAATATGATTTTTATGAAAGGAGCAACAGCTTATGAATGGCAGATCGGAAGGCATTATGGGAGGTTTTACTATTTAATGGGCGGCCGCTGGAAGTGGTATACTTTATGCAAAAGATTCCGATTTGGGATTGACCAGACGTATAAAAATAGGGCATTAAAATCCAGCGCCTAACACGGTTTATATATAATTCCTGGGCGTGGCGCATGGTAGACGCGTTAGCGTAGTGGTGAATGCGGGGATAAGTGGCCCGCAACCCGGTTCAATTCCGGGCGCCCAGAAACTACATATAAACACAGACGTTATGTGAAATTTGGAGGGTTAAATGATTTTAAGAGATGTGTGGGAACAGTACAGTGATGAATCTTGTTTATATGAACATCACACTATATGTGGGAATATTTTTAAATATTTCAATATTGAGTATGTGAAGTGGTTGGAGGGAAAAGTTACCAAGCTCCAAGCTTCAGATAACAAAGATTATGCGGCGGCGCAAGAAATAATCATCTGTAAGTGGTTAATTGACCAAAACATGCATGTATCACCTATCGGGAGAGCAGATTTAATTAAGCGCCTCAATTCAGGCAAGCCGAACAGCGCATAATCCAAAACGTTATCGGACATACAAGGAGTAAGAAATGTTTGACAGATTTAATATAGACCATATAGAAGGGCTGTACAAAGAAGCTGATGGCGAATGGGTGCAGTTTGACGATGTCAAACATCTCCTTGAACGATCCGATAACAAGGATTATGCAAAATGCTATTCTGAAATTATCCACATTATAAATACAATGGCATATCCAGAAGCATCAATTAAAAGTGTGCTAAAAAAGCACTTCGCATAATCCAGAACGTTATAGGCAATTGTCTTGGAGGTAACAGACAATATGGCAAGAAAAATAAAAGACTTGAGCAAGTTAAAACCTAAAGAGTTTACTAAAAATATTCATAGCAGTGTTAGGTCTGGAACAAGGTTTTCTGGAATGCCAAATCATAACGAACGGTTAGCCAAATCAGAAAACAAGTTATGCTGTCATGATTGTAGATATTATGATGGAGGGTGTAACAAGTACATTGGGCGGTATCATTTGCCGTGTTCTGATTTTAAATGGTGGTAGGCTACATGCCTATAACAATGGAATGAGTATGATAAATATTTTCCTTGCTGTATTAGACAATTATGCTATAATGGTTGGATATTTACCGATAAACAGGAATTGTTGGGGAGGATGTCTGCTTTTTGCAGATGGGACTTAACAAGAGAAAGCTTCTGAATTAAGAGGCTAAGTTAATTAAAGTCAATCAGGACCGGTTTATATATAAACGTCCAGCCGGTCCTGAATTCGGGGTTGTGAAAGGTTTCGACTGTGAATAAATCCTTCAAAGGAATTTCACAGGACGAGGGTTCGAATTCCCTCCAGCTCCAATTATTTAAAAATAAATTACACAAATAAGTGAAAGCGTGTTATAATAAGATAAGGGGAATAAATTATGGAAGATCAAGAAAACATTTACGTAGTTACAATCGGAAGAGAAACCAGAAAGGGCGGCTTTTTAACAGAGGCGACACGCTATGTAAGATCTATAATGTCAAGTTATGAAATCCACAACAGATTTGTAACAATGTATCAAGGGTTTAGTGTAAAGACAACTCCGGTTGATGTAATGGAAATCGAGCCGATCAAGAAAGATGAGGGGAAAGAATCTGCCGTTAAATTCACCCCAATAACAGTGGCTAAGCCTGAGCCGAAGAAAGATATCAGAGTAGATTACTTAACGGATATTGTTGTTAAGGAAACACAGGAAGAGAAAGATCTGAGAGTTGAGATGTCTGCAGCATATGAGTTATTCCTCAATAAAAGAAAGGAATTTCGAGATTCAGTAAAAGCGCGGTATAAGGCAAAAGATTATATTTATGACATATATGAATCTGAAATAAAGGTTTCGATAAATATATACGAGAACTCTGTTATGGAGAAAGTAAGGCTTGCTTGGAATATCATAAAACGGGAAGTTGAAGAAGGGGATGTATGAAAAGAGAACATATCCAGGGAGTAGTAAAGCTCGACGAAATAATTAAACAGTTGAATAAAGATCCTCACTATTACCATATAGAATATATCGGGGTTGTTCGTGGTTCGGATGTTACTGGAACGCTACAGCTTGTAGAGGATAAATCCTGGGTACAGGAGTATGTTTACAAGGAGCAGGACAACTTGGGATATAAGTTTCGTGGGATAATTTGGATTGGTTGTGGGTATGAGTATTACTTAAAGTTCAAATACCTTATTTAGGGGGAGAAACAAAATGAATGATGAAATACGGGAAGCGTTTGAGAAGGGTTCTATTATCCCGCTTAATATCTATTGGAATGAAGATCATTATTCAGGAAGAACTTCTTTAGATCGTGATAATCAGTTATCAAAGGTTTATAATGAAAAGTTAAAATCATATAAAGAGGGTATTGAAAGTCTTCAGCCTGAGATTGAGGATTGGAGTAATTCAGTTGATGGATTTGTAATGTTGGTTAAGGATCAATCAGACAAAATTGACATTTTGGAAAAACTCGCAGAGCAGCGGTTGCATATTGGCCAAGAGTATAAAGAGAAACTTCTTAGTATTTTAGAAATGGTAACTACCTTACAGGTTGGGTATGATAAATTAAATAACCAGTTTGATAAATTGGATGATGGAACAAAACGATTGCTTGAAGATATTGAAAAGTTGGGGGAGGAATGAACAGACCACCGATTAAAAAGAAATGTCCTGAGTGTAAAGGAAAGATGTATTTAAATTGCGGGGATAGAGAATGAGCGAACAAAAAACACAGGAAACATTAGAAAAGGCTTTTAAATATTTTGATGAGATACTTGAAAATCCAGACAAGGTAATTAAAATAAAACCAAGTTTTGAATGGGAATATATAAAAAATTTAAGAAAGAATAAATAGTAAAACTTACATCATTTACAAATCAAATATTACAGTCTATAATACTTTATAGGGGATTATTATGGACGAACCAAAAATCAAAGAAATTATTAGTGCAGTAAAAGCAATTGATGTCGGACTCCTTGCAATGCAAGCTTCTGGGTATTATAAATTACGACAGAATATCAAACTCACAGACAAAGAATTACGCGAATACTTCGACTCAACAAAATCTAATATATACACAGCTATAATCTCAAATCTGGTTCTGCAGGATATTTTCAGTAAGGAAATTACGAAACCTGTGTTTATAAAAAAGTTCAACGAGCAATGTAAATATATCCAAGATATTTTAGAAAAAACCGGAATTGGTGGGGGCTTAGATGTTTGAAGGCAGGAAGATAAAAAGGCTTAGTCAGGAAATTGAGTTAAGCAAACTTGAAATAGAAAAAAAAGGGCTTATTGAAATAGATTCTCTTATCAGTGAATCGAATCAGGTCCAGGCAGAAGACGACGAGGCTGAGTGGTTATTGCTTGGGGATGATTCGTCAAAGCGAAGTCTGGATACCGCAGATCAAAACAAACTTAAATCTCAAGCCACATTAGCTTATTACAAAACTCCGCACGGAAGAAACATTATCCGGTTATTTGAAAAGTATATTTGCGGCCGTGGGTTTGGGCTTGCTCCGAAAAGTACCCTTGATGAAGTTGCTGAATGGTGGAAGAGTTTTTGGAAACGAAATCGGATGGAACTTAAAAAGAAAGAGATTGTCCGGAGAACCATGAGGGATGGCGAATGCTTTATCCGTTTTTTTAAAGAGCGTGGTGAATATACAATTCGGTTTATGCTCCCGCAGTTCGTGAAAAATCCAGAAGACAAAGTTACGGCAAATACGAAAACAGTAATATCATCTGGAATTGAAACAGATATAGACGATATAGAAAAGGTAATTAATTACTACTATAAAGAGAGCCCTATTCCAGCGGCAGAAGTGATGCATATAAAGATATTAGTTGACAGTGATGTCAAACGCGGGCGGTCATTGTTTGAACCTATTATAGAGTATCTATGGATGTACCGTGATTGGTTAAAAGACCGGATGAAGTTGAATAAGGTCAGGGCAACCGTTGCGTTAATTAAAAAAGTCACTGGCACACCAACCCAAACGGCAAATATTAAATCTGCAAATGAAACGACTACGAAAACTAATCCGGATGGAACTGCAAAGCAAAAAGCCCCTGTTGGTGTATCGGTATTTACCACAAATAAAAATGTTGACTATGAATTAAAATCCCCAAACCTTCAGGCTTCAGACGTGCAGCATGATGGACGGACACTTATATTAGCAATATCGGCGGGGGTGGGCTTACCTGAATTCATGGTCTCGTGTTTTGATGATAAAACAGAAATATTAACACCAAAAGGGTTTATAAAATATTCAGAATGGAATAAAGAAAAAATTGGAACTTTAAACAGAAAAACAAACCAAATAGAATATTTATACCCAGAAAAGAGTTACGAGTATGATTATGAAGGGGAGATGATTAAAGTTAAAAGCAATAATATTGATTTATTAGTAACCCCAAATCATAAGATGTATTGTCGAACATACATAAATGGTAATTATCGACTTGAAGATGCTCAGTTTATAACAAAGGGATATAGAAGGTTTATGACGTCTATTATGCCTACACAAAATATTTGTTTAAACCAAAGTAATTTCTTTTTGCCAAATGTTGAATTAGAAGGGAGTAAAAAAAATAAACAGACAGGTATAAGAGAAATAGACGGGGATATATGGGCTTCATTTTTAGGCTGGTTTATATCAGAAGGGTGTTGTTACAACGGGAAGGCCCGCAGAAATGGAGATTATGATGTACAAATATCTCAGAAAAATAAAGAAAATAGAAATATAATAAGGGCAGTTTTAAACAGGATGCCATTCAATTATAGAGAGGATAAACATCAAACAACATTTAGAATTGGAGATAAAGGGTTGTGGACTTGGCTTATTAATAATTGTGGAAGTAGGTCCGAAACCAGAAAAATACCTAATATAAATTTTACTTATGTTCAAAAAGAGTTATTACTAGAAGCTTTAATATTAGGGGATGGAATGAGATTCCGTAAACATTTCCTTTATACAACAGCAAGTTATATTCTTGCTAATCAAGTACAAATTATGGGGTATGAGTTAGGTTGGCAAACAAAATTATTTGGACCGATGGGACCTTATGGATATGGGAAAGAAAAGATTTATAGAGTTGGGTTATATGCTCTAAAAGAATCAAGAGCATTTCCAAAACATTGTAAAAGAGTAGATTATAAAGGAAAAGTTTGGTGTTTCTCTAATAAGAACAAAACTTTAATTGTTCGAAGGAATGGTCGGATTTCTATTACCGGCAATTCAGATGCCTCAAACGGTAATTATGCGTCAACGATGGTAGCGGAAGGACCCGCTGTAATGGAGTTTGAAGATTGGCAGGATTTCTTCGCATTATATTTTTCAGAAATGTTTGAAAAGGTAATTAAGGCTGGGATAGAGGCCGACAAAATTCCCAAGACAGAAATCAAAATCACGAAAACAACCGAAAAAGATAAAGACGGAAATGTTAAATTGATAGAGAAAAAAGAATTTGTAGATACCTTAACAGAATGCTCTATTATATTTCCTGATATAGCCGTCAGAGATATCCAAAAAGAAACAGCTGCAATTATTTTGCAATGGCGTGAAGAACTATGTTCAAAGCATACCGCCAGAGCAAAGCTTGATCTCGATTATGAAGATGAAGAAGATTTCCTTATGCAGGAAGCTGAGGAAGAACCGGACGATGGATCTCCCACAAAAGACGATGAGGATGAAATGGATAAGGAACCAGAGGACGAAAAACCTGAGTCATGAGGTATAAAGACGCGGTAAAAGAAATAAATAAACTCGGCAAAATAGCAAGTGATAATCATTTAACCGAAATAGAGGCCCGCGCTAAACGTATCAGAAGAGCTTATACCAAAACTACAAAAAAGATCCAGAACAGTATTATACAATTCGGAGAACTTCCAGGCAAAAGAATTACTACTACTTTCAACGAAATTGACAAAGAGATTGAATTGCTTACCAAAAAATTACAGCGTGAAGTAAAATCATCCGTGAACACCTCCGCAAAAACCGGGATGTTAGATGCTAAAAAACAAAGCTCTGTTTTATCCGGCAGCTTGAAATTTGGCGCAAAGATTGGAATGGATGCAAATACTTTTAACACGCTATGGCATGACGCAACAAATAAACTTCTTACCGGCATTGATGGCATTAAATTATCAGACAGAATATGGGATATTAACAGGGTAGCACTTGCTGATATTAAAAAGAAAATAGCACTTGGATTAGTTGACGGAATGTATCCTGCAGAGATCGCAAACCAGATCCGTGGGTTCTTAATTCTGCCTGATGTTGACATGCGAACAAAATATTGGAAACAGTTTTTCAAAGATAATCCCCCCGGAAAAGGCGTTTACCGATCAGCTGCAAAAAACCTTGACAGAATTCATCGGACAGAAATGGGCCGAGCCTACCGGATGGGAACTGAGGAATATGCCAAAAATAAATCATGGTCTAACGGTGTTCAGTGGCATAGAGTTCCGGGCTGTATGGAATGCGTTGAGTGTGAAGATTACGCAACGCATGACGAAGGACTCGGTGAGGGTGTTTATCCTGCAGGGAGTATTCCAGTTTCCCACCCGAATTGCCAGTGTTATACTACGGTTCATCCAGATATCGAAAAATTAAATATGGTTGCTTGACGGTTGAATATTAACATGGTAAAATAATAGAAGCAGGGAGAATTGGTATTCAAGAAAGTCTCATAAGCTTTCCTCCGGTGATTCGACTTCACCCTCTGTTAAATGTAGAATAATATATGATAAAGTCTTTATGGGGGATATAATGTCATTAAGCAATAAAGCATTAATAGCACAGGTTAATAAAGGACTATATGTTAAAGATGGCATACTTTATGGAGTAAGAGGAAAGCCGAGGAAACTATACAAGAAAATTCAAGCAGATGGATATATAACTTACACATTTGGTGTAGGATACGGTGGTAAAGTATTGACTTTGAATGTTGCGAGGGTTGTAGCATATCAAAAATATGGGGCAGCGCTTTTTAAAGAAGGTATAGTCGTTAGACATCTTAACGGAGACACCTCAAATTTCTCTGAGGATAATATTGCTATAGGAACAATGTCTGAAAACATGATGGATGTCCCTAAAGAGAAAAGACAGGATAGATCAGAACATGCCGCTCTCAAGCATAGAAAATGCTCGGATTATATAGAGAATGAAATGTGCTATTTACACAAGATTGGATGGGGTTATGGAAGGATAGGACAAAGATTCGGCATATCAAAATCTACAGTTAATTATATATTGCGCAGAAAAGAAAAAGCATAGAGTTTGTGCCGTTATAGCTCAGTGGTAGAGCGGCGCGCCTGTAATGCGCGGGTCATGGGTTCGAATCCTATTTGCGGCTATTAAATATTAATAGGGGGATATGATGGATGATGGTGGAATAAAAAAAGCATTCGATGAAGCTAACTCAGAAGTAAGTCTATTCGGGCGAAGGCATTGGAATGAAGAAAAACAATTATATACCGGGCCGGGGTCTTCGGACTGGAATTATGCTTTAAGTAATTTTAAAGTGGGAGTCGAGACTCAGCAGCATGAAATAGATAATTTACAAAATGTATTAACTCTTTACAAAGAACTCAATTATTTAAATGGAAAACTAATTGATATGAAAGATGAAGATCTTATTATGTATGAAGCAGGGCTTGATAATATGTCGCGTTATGGTGTTTATAATAACGAAGAAATAGTAACTGATAGAATTGAAGAAATAGAGAAAGAGCTTAAAATTAAGGTGGTAGATAATGAGTAGAACAGAGCGAAAACATTGTTTAGATGGAGGGGCTCCTACTGAGTGTAAGCCGTGGACTATGAGGAATCTGAAAGGAGCCGGTTTTGACTATTGGGGCCGCCGACCTTGCTCAATGTGGGGGCCATGTAAAGAGACTAAACAAATGACTCATACAGTAGAGCGTTCAAAAAATAGAGAACTAATAAACGAGCTTAAAAGAATCGATGATCATTTTGACAAGATACCAAGTGAGCAGTTATTACATAATTTACGAGAATGTGGATTAGAAATATGAAGATAAATAAATATATATCATGGAGTTTTAATAGAAATCTTGACGCCGGTTTCTGCATAGGGATATCCCCGGTATGGATTCATAAGCATTCAGGTAGATATCATTATCACCTGTTAATTGATTTGGGGTTCTGGTATTTTGAATTACAGATTGGCGACGATGTGCCGAAGGGCCAAGAATAACATCCCTTGACGGTTTAAATATTGCGAGATAGAATAGCATCTAAGGGGATCGAATAATGAGTACTGAAAGTATTAAACGTAGTAATACAAGTAAACCGAAAGAAATTAAGCCAGTGGAAAAGAGAGAAAAATTAACGCAGCTTGAAATTGATATTGTTGAAGCAAAGTTGTCATTATCTACCGGAGCATTGCTACAGGATATCGGGGCCTTTATAGCAAACAGGTTCGGGAAAGCCTTAGCCGAAAAAGACGCAGCCACGACAGCGATGTCTTATTTGGACAAGATTAAAAATATTGATGAGCGAAAAAAGAAAACGCTCGAAACCAGAAAAGCATTTGAAGCTGCTAAAGTTGCAAGAAAAGAAGAGGTTGGAAAGTATACCAAACTTGCATCAGAATATATTGTAGCCACATATGGCAAAGAGATTAGAAACGAAAGCAATCGCCTTATTGGTTATGGAGATAAAATTGAGGTTTTAAAAAACAGGAACCTTACAAAAACCTGGTAAAATAAAAAATGAATCGGGATATAGATAATAGTTTATATGCCATTTGGCTTGCCAAAGAAGTCAGAGATTTAACAAAAAACAAATCTATTCACATTAAAGAAAACGGCATTAAGCGATTGCCGTCTTCCTGTTTTCTCTGGATCGGAGATCGAAACAGAAAAGACAAATGGTATCTGCCATATAGAAGCGGGGCCGGGGAACTTGTCAACGGTGTTTATGAAAACGCCGGATCGGTTTCTATCCCGGTATTGAAAGCAGTAAGTATCATAATGGCAAAAGGCTATCCCGGCGCGTTGCAAATGCCACATCAGATTAAAACAAAGGTTAAGAAATTACTGAAGCAATATAATATTGCAGAATATCAAGGAGGCGGCATGAACGAAAAGAAAGTTTTTTCAATGACAGAAGCCACATTATCCGGACAGTTTAAAGAAAACAAAATCGATAAAGAAAAACGAGTTGTTTCTAATGTAGCTATAATGAGAGCGAGCACCGCGAATATTTACATACCTGGAACTAAAGGAACGTTCTTTACAGAGTCTTTCCGAAAACAGGCTGCAAGTTTTTTAACCGGGGCTAAAGCTTATGTTGATCATTCGTCACCTTGGAAGAAAGAGGATACCGGCGGAGTAAGAAGTTCAAGAGATGTTATCGGGTTTTATGAAAACGGTAAACTTGATTCTGAGGGAACCGTTCGTGGAGACCTTCATTATCTGTCAAGCGAAGCTGCTTGGCTTGAACCGCGGATAGAAGAAATGGCAGATAAATTTGGTTTGTCAATTGATGCAACTGGAATAATGGAATTCAACCAGGAAACAGAAATGGCAGATGCAATAGAATGTACAGAATTAAAAAGTGTTGATTTGGTCACCGAACCCGGATCGACCGTTAATATTTTCGAATCAAAAACTGAGGAGCCAGAGGAAGAAGAAATTATGGATTTAACCAAAATTACACTTGCAGATTTAAATGAATCACGGCCTGATTTAGTTACCGGGATCAAAGAATCTGTAAAAACTGACCTTGCCACAAAGGGTGAAGTCGAAACTCTCAAAACCAAAATCACAGAATTGACAGAGAGTGAGAAAACTCTTAAAGCTAAAGTTGATACATACGAAGTAGCTGAAAAGCTTGCTGATAAAGCAGTCGTTGTTGACGAATTGATTAAAGAGAGCAAAATTCCTGAAGAGGGGATAACTGAAGTTTTCAAATCACAGCTTATGGAAGCCAAAGATGATGTTGCAAGAAAGGCACTCATAGACGACCGCAAAGCTTTGATGGAAGGCAAAAAAACAAAAACCGGCGTTACAGATATGGGCGATGAAAACACTGACGAAATTCAGGAATCAGCCGAAGTCGTAACAGCCAAATTTAAAGCTGCGGTGGAGGGGTAATCCATGAGTAATAAAATGAGATACAGATACGGGCCGAAGAATTTGAGGAACGTGAAAAAAACTGGAACCGTTGCCATTGAGTTAGGCGACATGATAAAAGAAACTGCATCCGGGAAAGTTATGGCTGTTTCCGCTGCGGCTGATGCCGACGATTTGGTCGGAGTAGCAATGAGCGCCTCTCCAGCAACTGATGCAACCGCAACTACAATCCGTATTTCTCCAATAGGACACGGAACTGTTTTTGCTATGTTAGTAGCAAGTGCAACCCAGGATTATGGCGAGGGATACAAAATTGCCGGAGCGCAGACTCTGGTTAAATACTCAAATACTATGACCTTTGCAACTTCAACAAACGTTGTGGCAATTTGTGCAGAGGATCTGGATACTGCCGGAACCACGGTTCTTGTAACTTTCAGACCTGGATTAGTAGACAAGGAGATAGCGACAAGCTAACCACGTATGAATAGAGACAGCTTAAAAAGCTTATATAAAGAACACGGCGAAAAACGGTTTGCCGCTGAGGTAGTTAACCTCATCAATGAAGATGTAATAAACGAAAGCAACTTCAGTCTTGGAGAATTGTGGAGTGCAATGGGGGAACCCGCGCTTAATCTCAAGACCATAAACATGAGTGCGAAAGTTACAGAGAGCGATTTTGATATTGAGGAATCTCTCGACTCGTCAGCATTTCCCAAAATTACAGGCGCACTGATTAGTAAAGTTGTTCAGGCAGCTTATGATCTTGAATACGGGGTTGGCCCGTTGCTTGTAACAAAAATCCAGTCAAGCGTTAAAGATGAAACTATTGTAGGTTTCTCCGAAGATGCCGAGATGCAGGAAGTTGAAGAGAGCATGGCCTATCAGGAAGGTTCTCTTGCTGAAAAATACCATAAGATTTACAACCGTAAATTTGGTAGAATAATTTCTCTCTCAGAAGAAATGGTAAAATTTGACCAGACAAGCCAGATGGTAAGAAGAGCAAAAATGGTCGGAGAGGCTGCAAAGAGCAAACAGGAAAGAATCATCATGGATGCAGTTCTTGGATTAGTAGTTTCTGGTAATAACGCTTCATGGAGACCTGCTGGAACAGCAACTACTTTGTATAACAGCTCTTCAGCAGATCCATATTCTGATGATACGCTCGACAACCTTGGCGGCATTATACTTAATGATGAAACAGCTCTTGATTCTGCCAACACTTTGTTCGGAGCGTTCACGGATGAATACGGTCTGCCTATGACAATTACTCCAAAGATTTTACTCACAGGCATGGCGCTCAGAGGAACAGCAAATAAGATTTGTTATTCCGGTCAGTCGGTTATAGCTCAGGCTCCTGCAGGGAATAATAACTTGTATACAGGAACCCAGGCATTGGCAACATCATATATAGATTCACTTGTTTCTGCGACAGCATGGTTCTACGGAGATTTCAAGAAACAGTTTGTTTATACCGATGTATTCCCTCTGCAGGTACTTCAGGCGAAAGCAGGGAGCACAAAGGAATTTGAAAACGATACTGTTTTCAGATTTAAAGCTCGTTTCATGGGCGGATGTGGCGCAGTAACCAACCGTTATGTTTTAAAGGCGAACGCATAATGGCAACCCCGGCGGCTCTTATCGCTAAAATTGATATTCGCATTGAAGCCATACTGGATGATTCCAGCATGATCGGTGATTATAAAATTGGTGATAAGAGCGTAAACCGGGGAACCTATTTAAAAAGTTTAAATGAAATGCGCGCTTCTTTGATGGAGCAAGCGCAGAATGAACCTTATGAGAGTATAGACGCAATCGCTTATGATGTAGACGAGTTCGGTATTGATGATTCTGAATATATAGGTGATTGAAAATGAGTTGGAGCGATGATACAGATAAACTTTTAGAGGACGGAACGGTTGTTATTGTAAGAAATTACACAGCGACTATTTTATCTTCGAGTGTTTATCCTGTAAATACGGCAACGGTTGTTGAAACTTCAACAGTGCTTATTTTCCCGAAGTCCGGAAAATTTCAAAAAGAAATACAAGGTGAAGTAGTTGAAAATACTCATTTGATATTTTTTCCATTAACATCGTCGGTATTAGTTGATCATCGTGTTTATGAACCGGGAGAAACTAATTATCATTGGGTTATGGATGTGAGAAAGTTTGACGGGCATAAGCAGGTTTATACGCATAAAGTGGAGGGTAGATAAATGTTACCAGGGAAATTGACGATAAAACATATTGAAGCAGCGGAGCATGGACAAGGGTTTATAATTTATAAACGTCAAAAATATTCGGTGGAGGAATTGTATGAGCTTGCAGGGGTCGGAAGAGTTCATCGCAAATCTAAAGTTGATAAAAAATTGGACAGCGGTAGAGTTGACAGCAGCAATGGGAAAAAGTTTGAACCTGATAGAAGTGTCAGCGAAAGCAAGTCACGAACGGGGGAAGAATTTAAGTCTGAGTGAGCGTAAAACTCATGCAGATGATAGGTTCTATACTTGGAGTGGAGATTTAACAGGCAGCATTCATTCAGAGGGAGCGAAAGCAACATTGTCAAACATAACCGGGATTGTAAGTGCATCGGAAGCTTACGCAGAAGATGTTGAACTTGGAACTCCAAGCAGAAGAGCGTTTCCTTTTATGGGTCCGGGATTGGCAGATAACGACGAAAAGATTTTAGAAATGTTTGCTATGGCAGTAAAGAAGGTAATTAAATGAAAGCTTTGAAATTAGCCATTCTTAAACAAATGACTGACGATACAGAATATCTTGCATTAATGGGAGCGCCTTCTTTATATCCGTATAACACCTATTTTCTTGAATGTCCTAATGAGCCAACATTTCCGGAAACTGTATTTGATTTTGCATCGGTGAATTATGACACATCAAATGGAGCGATAAATACTTCTGCTGAGATAACGCTAAACATAAATGTATGGACTGTAGACGATGATTATGAAGATATCATTGATCGAATTAAAGTGTTATTTCATCACAAGACAATTGGAACTACGGGAGCGCATGCTATTTTATTGCGCGAACCGCAAGATAGAAAAGACGAAAAATTTAATGTGTATGGCAAGGTTGTATCTTTTGCCGTGTACTATAGGAGATCTATTTATGAGTAGAGCAGCGGCAGCAATGCAGCCCATTGGACCAGTACAAGTTTATTGGAATAATGTGCGTTTAGGTAGCCCTAAATCAGCGGTTACTATACGGCACAATAAAGATAGTGTGCCTCAAAAAGATGAACAGACCGGGCAGGTGATTATGAATCACAAGACCGGTGAAACTTGCGAGATTGATATTGCGATACAAGATTTTGTTATTGAACAGATGCGTTATGCTTACGACCAGTCAACCGGATATGCAACACCAAGCACAATCAACACAGTGAATTACAAAGCATCTACCTCAACAACTTTCCGGTATCAGGAAGAGCAGGAACTTACAGATGAAACTTCGATAACTCTTACTGAGGCTGGATTTGTTTCTGGAACAATCAAGGTGTTCAAAAGCGATTTTTCAAATGCTCCTGACGGGTATACTTCAGGGACTGATTTTACCTCAACCTCTTCAACTGGTGGAGTTGCAAGAATAAGTGGTGGAAGTATTACCTCTGGCGATACTGTAATTATAGAATACAACCAAAGTGCAACTTGTTCAGCGGTTTACGCAGGTGGAGAACGTGCAGACTTTGAAGCTGAGTTAAAAATTGTTCATGAGCGGGATGATGGAAAGCATTTGCAATGGACTTGTTATCGAGCTAAAAAAATTGGGGCCACAGATATTGCAATAAATATGGCAACGGAATTTGGCGGCATTGCAATGACATTTATGCTTCTTGCAGATCTCACAAAAGCTCGTGGCAAACAGCTTTTTGAATGCGCGTTGGAGGCTTAATCTATGGCATACAAAACGGGCGAGAAAATGAGTCAAACCCAAGAACAACGTAATAACGGAGTTCTTAAATCATGGATAAAGCAGTGGGTGTGGGCGGCTTTTTGTAATCACGAAAAGATCTTTAACGAGATCATCGATGAAAAGAAGCCGTGGACATTAGATAAATTTCACAATAGTCATAAAGATGAACCGGCTATTATTATCGGCGCAGGGAAAAGCGTTGATAAGCTATGGCCGGTGATTTCTGACTGGAAAGGTGATATATTCGCTCCAGAATCATTGGGGCAGACCTGCGCGTATCACGGGCATAAGCCTGAATATTTAATGGTGTTCGATTGCCATGAGAAAGTATGGCAAAACTGGTTAAAAGATTTTGACTGGACAGGCACGACATTAGTAACCAACCCGTGCGCTTCGGTAGAAATGATCGACAAATGGCCTGAGGATAAAATTTATTCTTTGATGCTACATTATTCAAGACTGCATAAAGAAATTGAAGGCGATAGCCTTTTAGCAAAAGAAGCTGATGCAAAAGATCAGCTGATAGGTTTTGATTTTTTTGAGAATGTCATGCCGGTAGCGTATAATTTTATTCCTGCACAAATACTTAATTCTGGCTGTGTTGTAAACAATTCAATTCAAGTAGCGCGGTTTATGGGATACAATCCGATCTTTCTTGCTGGGGTAGATTTTGGGTTTAAAGATTGGGAAAACAGAACTGATAAATGGATGCTTGTAAATGGCGAATGGGTTTGTACTCCCGGCGGTATAGTGAAGCACGAAGAAGACGGGAAAGAAGTTGGGGATACCAATATTAGCAGAGAAATTATTATGAGTTTAAATGATATCCCGTCCACTGAAGAACAGATTGAATATAAAACAGCGATGATGCAGGTGTACAGAATAGATAAACCGCAACTTATAGATTGTGGTGATGGAATAGTAACTGAATTACCCAAGGCAGACATAACGGAGGTTGTGAAAAATCATGGACGAGGATACGAAAAAATCTATAGAACTGGTGAAGAAATTGTCAGAATCGCAAACACGTATTTGCATCGGAGAGAAGACGTTTCTGTTAAATGAAATGTCTATCCGGCAAGCTAAAGATCTCGCAGTTAAAGCAGTTGCTACTATGGATCGGGTTTCAGCAAAAACAGGTATTGATGTATCTCAAATTGAGGTAACTGATTTAATTGGCGAATACAGCGATATCCTTTTTACAGAAATCACAACACTTTTTAATTGGGTATTTGTATACAGAAATCCGGAGTATAAGAAAGTAACAAAAACGTGGATAGGCGATAATATTTCAATCCGGATATTGACCGAGATCGTAAAAGAAATTGCGGTGCAGAATAAATTAGATTGGCTTGGCCCTTTTATCAAAGGGAAGATAACGAGCGCGGTGGAGATAGCCCTGCGGTCGTAAATAGCTTTGTGCTCTATCATAGATTTATGCAGGTTTATCCAGCATATACAATAGAGCGAATTGAAACTGAATTGTCATGGAGAATGTTTGGGAAGTTGTCCGATTGCTGGAAAGAAGAATCGTATAATTATAAATCGCTTTCCAGGATTGAAAAAATGCTTGCAAAGGAATTTGGTTTCACGAAAGTATCTTCCCATTTACTGCACGGCGACGAATTGGTAAGAAAATTACAAGAGGATGGGATGCTGTGATAGTTGGTAAACTAATGGTTATGCTCGGTCTGGATAAGACGGGGTTTGATACCGGATTAAATTCTGCTACTAAAAAAACTACTCTCTTTAAAAAAGCAAGCGATGCCACATTTAAAGCAATCCAAAAAAGTATTAAAATAGCATTTATAGCCTCAACCGCAATCGTCTTAAAAGGCGTTGCTGACTGGAAAAAATACGAGGCCGAATTAGCGAACGTTTCTACAATGCTTAATAAAAAAACCATGCCGATGATGAAACAGTTTGAAAAAGGCATGCTTTCAATGAGTCAAGAATTCGGAGAAAGCACAACTGCATTATCTAAAGGTTTATACGATATTTTATCAGCAAGTATTCCCGCTGCTGAAGCAATGGACGTTTTAGAAGTTTCTGCGATGGCTGCAAAAGCAGGTGTTACAGATACCGGAGTTGCCGCTGATGCTTTAACCACGTTAATGAATTCTTTTGCCGATTCCACAAAAGACGCAAATTACTATGCCGATATAATGTTCGCAACTACAAAATTAGGAAAGACAACCTTTGCCGAACTGGCTGGAACTGTAGGAACCGTGGCAACATTATTTTCAACAGTGGGCGGATCTGCTGAAGAATTAGCAGGTATGTTATCTCAATTAACCAGACGTGGAGTTCCCACTACAATAGCCATGACCAATGTGAAGGGCGTTGTTTCTGCACTACTTAAACCAACCGATGAATTATCGGCAGCTCTTAATGGAATGACAGTAGAAACAGATGGTTTTGCGGCAGTTATGAAAAAGGTTGGCGGAATAGATCCCATAGATCTTGCTAAAATGTTTCCGAACGTTAGAGCTTTGGGTGGTATTGTAATTGCTGCTGAAGGGTTAAGCAGTGAAGTTGAGACAATTAATAAAATGATGGCTGAAGGTTCTCCTGCACAAATCGCGTTTAATAAACAAACACAAGCCCTCGATTATTTATGGAATCAGCTTAAGGCTACATTAAAAGCAACGTCAATAATTATCGGCAAAGAAGTTGCTCCACAATTTAAGATTTTATTTGCAGAACTTACTGCATGGTTTCAGGATAATCAAGGAAAGATTGCTGAATTTTTCAAAGGGTTTGTTGATACAATTTCTGGGGCCGTGAAGTTTGTTGTAGATTTTAAGGACGTAATTCTTGGCCTTGGTGTTGCTATAGCTACATTATCAATTCTTGATAAAGCAACTAAGGCGATAGCAATACTTACTTCAACTACCGCCTTAGGGCTTGGTCCAATTGCGGCAGTAGCAGCAGCGGTTGGGTTGTTGGTTTACGCATTAGTAAAAGTAAATAAAATCTCTAAAGAATATCAGACAGCGCAAGAAAATATGGATAAAGCCATGAGTGGCGCTGCCACAAGTGTTGAAGAATATGACGCAGGATTAACAGCTGCACAAGCAAGTCTGGATTTATTAGAAATAAAGCAAGCACAAAATATTGCTACTTTAAAAACATTACCACGCATTACTCAGGCAAATATAGACATACAAATAAGTCAAGATAAAATTGCAGTTGAAGCAAGAGAAAGAGAAATGAGATTGATGACAAAGAATAAAGATCTTTATATCAGCTCTCAGGAACAGAAAGCGGAAGCAGAAAAGAAGCGCGCCGCAATTGAAATGCAAAATCAGTTAGATCTTGCGGCAGGAGTAGCGCAGGAACATGCTGATAAAATTGCATTAACAGCAGCAGAAGAATTAAGGCTTGCACAAATTTTAGAAATAAAAAAAGCTATTGCAGAATCTCAAATGTCAGCAGAAGAAAAATATAATGCTGAGATTGAAAAACTTGAAGAACTTGGATTAACTGCTGCAGAAGTAACAGCTTATATGAAAATCCAGTTTAAAGATCTGTATGAGGCGATACAGGAAGAAGGTGAAGAGGCTGCAGAAGTTGTTGAGAAATCATTTATATCTTCCGGCCAAAACATGATCGGTGAAGCCTTGGCC